GTTTTATCTACTATTCTAAAGAAATGGTTTGAAGAAAGAGTTGTATACAAAAACCGAATGAAAGAAGCTTATAAAGCAGGAGATAAGGAATTAGGTGAATATAATCATTTAATGCAATATACAATGAAAATTTTATTAAATTCACTTTATGGTGCGACAGCTTTACCAAGCTTCCGCTTTGGAATGAATTTCCAAACATTAAGTGAAGCTATAACCTTAAGTGGACACCGAATAATCCAAGAATCAGCTCTGTGTGCAAATCGTCATATGAATAACATTATGAAAAATGAGGATGCTATGAAAAAATTTAAAGAATCTCTCGACTTGTAATATCCTTTTACATATGTATAAACGTACCATAACGAAACGACTATGAAAACATTTATATATTGTATTGAGAGAATAAAAACAGGTAAAAAATATATTGGACAACATCGAGGAGATATTGAAGATAATTATTGGGGTAGTGGTAGAGCTATAAAAGCCTCTATTCGTAAACACGGTGTAGATTCGTTTAAGAAATATGTACTCGAATACTGTACTGAAGATGAAGTAGACGCGCTAGAAACACGTTATATTACTGAATATAACACTTTTTTAGGAGAGGGTTATAATATGGATAATGGAGGTAAATGTAATAGTGGATATTGGGCTACTAGAACAGATGAACAAAAAGCAACTATACATAAAAAACGTTTAGCTAACAGACCTAGCAACTTTAAAGAGATAATGTATGAAGTCCACAAAACACGAGATAATAAGGCTATTGGGGATAAATTAAGAGGAATAAAACGTAGCCAAGAAACTAAAGATAAAATATCAAAAGGGATGAAAGGAATAAAACGTAGCCAAGAAACTAAAGATAAAATATCAAAGAGTATAAAGGGACAAACTCGAACATTAGAACAATGTGTTAATATTAGTAAAGCTACTAAAGGTAAGAAAAAATCTTTTAGAACCGAGGAACACAAAGCAAAATTAAGAAAACCCGTAAGACAGTTGGATATACAAGGAAACTTTATTACTTTACACGAAAGCGTATCATCAGCTGGGTTAAAAATTGGAACACATTATACTGGGATAACTAAGTGTGCTAATGGTAAACAAAAAACCTGTGGTGGATTCAAATGGGAGTGGAAAAATTAGACATATAAACATATACAAACCCAGAGGTAATGCGTTAAACGCGCGTAAAATGCGTATAAATACATAATATTATGACATTAAAAAAACAAACAATTAGGAAAAACCAATTAATTACTGTGAACGGAGTACAAGTTCCTAAAGAAGTATTAATAGAAAGAAGTGAAGAATGGAGTGATGCTCAAGAAAGATTCTTTAGAAAAATGCTTAAACAAGGAGGAGAATTTAAAGTAGCAGGGATAAAATATAAAGTAGAACTAAAAGAAAGAGATGATTTAGATTCTAAAGGAAATAGACCAGTTAATTTACCTCCAATCCCAGGTGAAAGATCATTTTAAGAATAAAAACAATATAAATGAAACATTTAGAAGAAACACCTTCTACATATGTATAATTGAAACCGATATCAATTACATATGAATGATTTAAGAAAATATAGCAAAGATGGAACTCAAAGAAGGTGTAACGGGTGTTTTGAATTTTTCAATTTTGAAGATTTAAACGTAAACCATAAATGTAAACCTTGTAATACTAAAGCTAAAAAGTATTGGCGTGAAGGAAGAAAAGATGAATATAACACTGAAGTACAAGTATTAAAAGAGGAAGTAGATAAATTATATTTAGAAGAAGGTATTAAAAAATGTAACACTTGTTACGAAATAAAACCATTCAGTGAATTTAATATTGAATCTAAATCTTGGGATGGTTTGCAAAACAAATGTAAATCTTGTGTTCAACAATATAATTCATCATACGACCCATATACTAAAGAATCTAATAGAATACAACGTAGAAAACATCAAAAAGAACGTTATCATAATGATCCTGAGTATAGATTAATGGTAGTTTTGCGGAATGATATTAATTCAAGATTGAAAAGAAAAGATAAATCTAAAAAAATCGAAATATTAGGTTGTAGTATTAAAGAATGGGTTGTACATTTAGAACAACAGTTTGATGAACATATGAGTTGGGACAATTATGGTAGAGATGAATATTGGGAAATAGACCATATTATACCAATAAGTAAAGGTGGTAGTTTTCATTACACTAATACCCAACCATTAAGTATAGAAGAAAACCAGAAAAAAGGAAATAAGTTATGAAGCATTTAGAAGATACACCATGGTTTGTATGTGATCCAGGAGATGAAAATTATTGCAGCTACATTGACACGGACAGTAACTACTTTAATGCTGAACCTTTACTTCTTAAGTTATATCCTAACTTTGAAGAACTCCCTGCTGAAGAAAAAGATGATATTCTAGAAAAGGTAGCAATGAAATATCAGGATGTAATTAATGAAGATTACGATAGATTAGCTAGGGAATGTTTTAATGTAACTGATCACAGACTTGAAATGAAAACTGAATGTGTTATTCGTTCAGCTTATTTTAGAGCAACTCGTCGTTATGCTCAGTGGATCACTAAACAAGAAGGAATTGCTAAAGAATCTTTAGATATTAAAGGTTTGGAGTTTATGAAAGCAAATTTCCCACCTATTCTAGGATCATTTTTTAATGATATTTTACAACAAGTATTAAAGGGTGAAGAAAAAGCTAGTATTTTAGATCAAATAAAAGTATTTAAAAAACAAATACTAGATGGTACAATCCCACTTACTAAATTAGGTAATCCATCAGCAGTTAAAAAACTAGAAAAATATTCAGGTAAAAGTACTAGAGCAGGAGAAATGTTTACAGAAATCCTTAAAGGAGCACCAGCACCTGTACGTGCTACAATTCGTTATAACGATTTGTTAAGATTATGGCAATTAGATAAAAAACATAATTTAATTACTCAAGCAGATAAAGTAAAATGGATTTATTGTAAAGATAATCCTTATAAAATAGAAGCATTAGCATTTCAGGATTTTGATGTACCAGAAAAGATTAATGACTTTTTAAATGCTTATGCTGACAGACAAAAAGTATTCGATTCAATATTATTAAATAAATTAGCTGGTTTCTTCGGAGACTTACAATGGAAGCTTGATTTGAATCCTTATGTTAATTCCTTGTCATCTTTCGAGATTTAGTCATATTTATAATGGAATCAATAAAGAATCCTTATTATGGCAAAATGTAGTAAATGTAAAGTAGAAAAAGATGAATCTGAATTTAAAAAAGATAAGTCTAAAAAATTAGGTAGAAGTTCTCAATGTAAAGAATGTCAAAAACCATATCTAAAAAAATATAGGAATGACCCTAAAAATTTGGTTATAGCTGAAGAATATAGAAAAGAATGGTATAAAAAAAATTCAACACCTGAATTAAGAAATAAATACTATTCTAAATCTTGGGAAAGCGAAGAATTTAGAAAAAAACACTATATCCGAATGAAAAAATGGAATGAGGAAAATCCTGATTACATGGTTAAATGGCATGAAATAAATAGAGATGAATATAATAGGAAACAAAGAGAAAAATGGGCTAACGATCCAATATATAGACTAAAATCTAACATCAGAACTCGAATATATAAAGCAATTAAAAATAAATCTAATGCTTCATTTAAACTTTTAGGTTGTAAAATCGAAGACTATATTGTATATTTAGAACAACAATTTACAGATGAAATGAATTGGGAGAATTATGGTAGTTATTGGGAAATAGATCATATTAAACCCCTAGTTAAAGGTGGGAGTTTCCATTACACCAATACTCAGCCATTAACAATAACAGAAAATAGAAAAAAAGGTGGAAGAACAAAATAAATTTCATATATTACAACTATGGTAAATAAATCAACACTAACAAGCGTTATTTCAAAATATTATTTAAACGGATTAAATAATCAAGTAAAATGGCGTATTAAAGACAATCAACTAACCGTTTATGCAGGCGATAATGGTAGGGTATGTAAAGTAGTACATAATAACTTTAACCTTGAAGACGCTGAATTAGGTGTATTTGATACTCACAAACTATCAAAATTACTTTCTATTACTAATGGTGAATTAAGTATTTCACTTGAAAAAATCAAAGCAGTTTATACTAAAATGCATATTGCTGATTTGAATTTTGATTTGACTTATTCATTAGCTGATATTTTAATTTTAGGTAAAAATACTTATTATGAAGATCCTGAAGCATTTGAAATAGAAATCGATTTAACTAATGAAGATATTACACATTTAATTAAAGCAAAAAGTGCTTTAGCTGATGTAAATAATATGTTAATTACTACAACAACAGATTTTGATGGTGTAAATGTATGTGAAATTATATTTGGTGATAATACTGGATTTTCTAATAAAATTACTTATCAACTTAGAGGTAATATTACTAAAAGCGATATCCAAATCCCATTTGATTCAGATATATTTAAAGATATATTAAATGCTAATAAGGACATGGAGAAAGGATCATTAAAAATATCAGAAGTAGGTATGTTAAAGGCTAATTTCTCAACAACAGAAACGGAAAGTGAATATTTTATCGCTAGGAATGAATAATCATATATGTATAATGGAATTTAATATTGTAGAGCTAGGGCATGCAATTATATTCAAATTAAATTAACCGAGAGCTACGGCCTCACAAAACTAAATGATATGAGTACATTATTCAATGAACGTACACCGTTCGACTTACTATTCCGTAACCTATTTAAGGCAGACGGAGCTTTTCAACCAACTACGTTTGAAAACAAACAACCACACCCACTAGATATTTTTTATGACGAAGACGGACTTCATTTTGAAGTTGCCTGTACTGGTCTAACTAAAAAAGATATTCAACTAGAAATTGATGGAGATCTTTTAAAGATAATTTATGATAAACCAACTGAAGAAGAAGATTTTAGTGGTTATATCTATAAAGGATTAGCTAAACGATCTTTTAACTTAGGTTATAAGGTAGCAGCTAAATTTGAACTTGAAAGTTTAACAGCAGAAATGAAGAATGGCTTACTTCACCTTTTTATTCCAATTGCCGAATCTAAAAAGCCAAAAACAATCAAAATTAAATAAAAGTTTTATTAAAAAGCGTGTCCTAGCGCAATATTATTCGTATATTCGCGTCTAAATAAATAAGTTATATGACAACAAAAAGAAAGTCTATACAGACTATTACCGACCCCTTGCTAGAACCATTCTTTATCACTAAAGATGAATACAGTTATACTGTAAAACAGAATGTAACCTCTGATGCTTCTCATTTTAGAGCTAAAGGTAAAGCAAAAACCTATGAAAAATCATTATATTATTTTACCCATGTAGATCAAGCTTTACAAAAAATAGCTAATCTAAAATCAGATATGGGGGATTTTTCTAGTTTAGAAGAATATATTAACAATTATCTAAAAATAAGTATTAACATTAAAAATTACACGAATGGAATTAGAAGCGCTATTTAACGCTGTTATAGTAAAACCAATAGAAACAGAAGAAACTACTGTTGGTAATATTATCGTCCCAGATTTAGGGAAAGAGAAAAATGAAACTGGTTTAGTAATCTCAGTAGGACCTGGACAATCAACTTTAACTGGTGATTTTATCCCTACTACGTTAAAGGTTGGAGAAAAAGTAATCTTACCAACTCAAGGATTTACTAAATTACCTTTTGATGGAGAAGAATACTATGTAGGTCCTGAAAACCAAATTCTTGCCAAAATAAGTGTATCAACTAGTATAGATGATTTACTAGATGAAACAAAAGAAAATTTAACTAAAGAAGAAATTAAAGATTTAACCAATGAGTAAACAAGTAACATTAGGCGGAACCGCTAGAGAAAACTTAGTAAAGGGAATTGATATCCTTGCAGATGCTGTAGTCTCAACATTAGGACCAAATGGAAGAAATGTAGTTATTGCTAACGATAATGGTGCTCCACAATCAACTAAAGATGGAGTAACTGTTGCAAAATCAATATCACTTACAGACCCTGAACAAGAATTAGGTGTACAACTAGTTAAACAAGCAGCAATTAAAACTGCTGAAAAAGCAGGTGATGGTACAACTACATCTACTTTATTAGCTCGTGAAATGGTAAAAGCAGGATTAAATGCTTTAAACAATAACGAGAATGCAGTACAAATCAAAAGAGATATTGATGCCACTGTAAAACAAATAGTAAATACTCTTAGAAATAACATATCAGAAGATATTTCAGGAGAAGAGCAATTAGAGCAAATAGCAACTATATCAGCAAATAACGACCCAGAAACTGGAAAATTAATAGCTACTGCTATTGATAAAGTAGGAATGGAAGGAGTTGTTCATATAGAAGAATCACGTACAGGAGAAACTTATCTAGAAACTGTTGAAGGGTTACAATTTGATAGAGGTTATAAATCACCTTATTTTGTTACCAATAACACAACAATGACATCAACATTAGATAATCCACTTATTCTAATTGCAGATCAAAAAATAACACAAGTTAAAGAATTATTACCCGTTCTAGAAGCAGTATCAAACCAAGGTAAATCTTTATTAATAATCGCAGAAGATATTGATAATGAAGCATTAGCTACTTTGATTGTAAACAAAATGAGAGGTACAATGAAAGTATGTGCTGTTAAAGCACCTGATTTTGGTGATAGAAGAAAATTAATTTTAGAAGATATTGCCATCACAACAGGTGGGGTGGTACTTGATAAGCAAAAAGGTATGAAACTAGACAAATTCTCTTGGGAATGGTTTGGTGAAGCCCGTACTGTAACTGTAGGAAAAGAACAAACAACAATAGTAGATGGAAAAGGAACAGTTGAATCAATTGAAACACGTATTGAAGAGCTACAACAACAAATCACAAAAGCAACAACTCCGTTTGAAACGGAAAAACTCCAAGAAAGACTGGCAAAATTCACAGGAGGAGTAGCTATTATTCATGTAGGTGGAAATACTGAAACTGAAATGAAGGAAAAGAAAGATAGAGTGGATGATGCATTACATGCAACTAAAGCAGCTATTGAAGAAGGTATAGTACCAGGAGGTGGAACTGCCTTATTATATGCTTCATCAGGTCTAGAAGCTAGAACAACAGGCGCTCAAATTGTAGTAGAAGCTTGTGCTAAACCATTTAACCAAATTTTGGTTAATGCCGGATTTGATAAAGTCAAAGGACAAATACTAGCTGATAACTTAGTTAATTCTGGGAATGATACATGGGCTGGTTATAACATTAAAACAGATGAAACTGTTAATATGAAAGAAGCAGGTATTATTGATCCTACTAAAGTAGCTAGAACAGCACTACAAAATGCAGCATCAGTAGCAGGTACAGTATTATTAACTGAATGTACTGTAGTAAATGAGCCAAGTGATAGTGTTCAACAACCCCAAATGGACCCAATGATGGGTATGATGTAATAATTAATAATTAATAAATAATAAAAAAATGACAAAACAAGAAATTTTTGAGATTATTGAAACAAATTTCAATATCTTAGC